GTGCGCCACCGCGCCAGCAGCGCCACGCTTACCTAAGGCACCCCATGACAAAAGTTCCCAAAGCCGCGCCCGGTACGCTTGATGCGCCCGAGACCGACCCCGCCGCCGTGCCCGCAAGCCCAGCTGCCCCGACCGCAACCCCGCCCGATACCGCCCCCTCAGCCGGTGGCAGCTACCTGCGCGACCCCGTTACCGGCGCGCTCACCCTCATCACCCCCTCTACCGTACAGGAGTAATCCCCCATGGCAACCCGTCTCATCCGCAACACCGTCGTCCTGCTCAAATCCGAAGTCACCTACGGCACCGACCCCACACCCACAGGCGGCTCCAATGCGATGCTGGTCAGCAACCTCAGCATCAACCCTTTCAACGTCACCGCAGTAGACCGTGACCTGATCCGCTCCTACCTGGGCGCGTCTGAGTCGCTGCTTGGCTCGCGTTATGTCGAAATGAGCTTTGACGTTGAGCTGACGGGATCCGCGACGGTAGCCGTTGCCCCCGCATGGGGTCCGGCACTCTTGGCCTGCGCAATGGCCGAAACCCTCACCGCCGTGACCCGTGCAGACTACACCCCGGTCAGCTCTGCCTTTGGCAGCTGCACAATTTATTGGTACGACGACGGCCTGCTGCACAAAGCCGTCGGCGCACGCGGCGCGCCGGTGTTCAAGCTCAATATTAATCAGCGTCCGGTCATGAGCTTCAAATTCTTGGGCCTGTACAGCACGCCAACGGTGGTCAGCAACCCCAGCACCACACTGACCGCGTGGAAAACCCCGCAGATCATCAGCGAGGCCAACACGCTTGACCTCACCTTTGGCGGCACCCATAGCACATCCACCGCCCCGGAGATTGCAGCGGGCACGCCTTACCCATCACAAGGCATCGAGATTGACTTAGGCAACAAGGTTGATTTCAATCCGTTTTTGGGCGGCGAGACGGTGGACAGCACCAGCCGCAACGCCACCGCCAAATGCACGCTCGACCTCACCGCCACCCAAGAGGCCGCCTTGATCGCGCAAATGGAAGCCGGAACCCTGCAAACCGTGGGCCTGAGCCATGGCACCGTCAGCAACCAAAAGGTGCTGGTGTGGCTGCCCAGTGTGCAAATCACCAATATGCAAAAAGCCGAAGCCAACGGCAAGCGCGTGGTGGCCTTGGACCTCAAATGCCTGCCCAGCACCAGCGGCAATGACGAGGTGCGAATCGTCACCAGTTTCTAAGCGTTTTAGAGCTGCAGCGCAGGTAAGTACTGCGCGAGCAGCTACTAAAACAATAGCAATCAAACACGCAAACCGAACAAATCGCCATGAAAACACTTTCCATCAGCAACACCTCAGAAATCAGCGTCAAGTTCACTTTGAAAGAAGGCGCGGTTAACAAGCTGTTTGCCTTTACGTTCACGGCTGTAAGGCTCGACCAAGACGAGATTTCGGAGCGCATGGATGACAAAAACAAAAAAGTCAAAGACTTTATGGCCGATGTCATCACCGGCTGGAGTGGCCAGCGTTTGGTGCTGGAAGACAACGGCGAACCAGCTGCTTTCAGTGCCGAGGCACTGGCCATGATGCTCAACGTCATGGGCGTTGCCGGGATTTTGTTCGCAGCCTACCTCAAAGACTGCGGCGCAAAAGAAAAAAACTAGCGCAGGTTGCCCGCGTTTGGGCAACCGGAGAACTCTATACACAAGGGGCTGACGATGCACCGCAAGAAAAGTTTGATGAAGCGCTTGCGGCATTTGGTTTGCAGCAAGGCGAAGCCGACCAGATCGCGCAAGAGTTTTGCTACCTGTGGCCCTGCAACGTGCGCACCTACGCCATTTGGCACCGTATCCAAACCCAGTGGCGCAGGGACGGCACCGGCGAGCGCACCGGGCTGGACTACAGCGGCGTCGAGGTTTACCTGCGCTGCGTGGAGCGCATCCCGCCCACAAAGCAGTGGGCAGAAATTTGGGCCGGCCTGCAAGCCATGGAAGCCGCAGCGCTTAACGCATGGGCGCAGCAGCGCGACAAAGCCAATTAATCTGACAGGTGCCTCGCATGGCCAGTAACGAAGTAAAACTACGCCTGTCGGTTGACGGCGCAGCCCAAGTGGTGGGCGGCATGAACGCCGTAAGCAGCTCGATGCAAACCATGGAAGCCGCTGCTGGCTATGCCAAGTCCGCCTTGGTTGCATTCGCAGGCGTTGCCAGTATCAGCGCATTCAAGGGCATGGTGCAGGGCAGCATAGAGGCATCCGCAGGCCTGCATGACATGGCCATACAAACCGGCGCATCAGTGGCCGCACTGACCGCATTCCGAGCTGTTGCAGCAACAACCAGCACATCCATCGAAGGCGTTGCAGGGGCCATGAATCGCATGGCTAAGGGCATGGCCGTTGCCAACGAAGACAGCAAAGGCATCGGTCAAGCCATTAAGGCACTCGGTGTAAATTTTGACAACCTGCGCCAGATGAAGCCAGAAGACCAGATGCTGGCTGTTGCCAAGGCAATGGACGGCTTTCAGGACGGCGCGGGCAAAGCTGCCGTCGCTATGGCGCTTTATGGCAAAGAGGGGGCCAAGATGCTCCCTTTTATGAAAGACTTGGCAGACAGTTCGGAGGAGGTATCCAAGAAGCTGACAGAGCAGCAAATCGCAGCCAAAGCCGCTCAGGCAGCTATGGCCGATGACTACACCGACAACCTCACCAAAATTCAAAAAGCCTCTGAGGCGTGGAAAAAAGACGTGTCCATGGCCATGCTACCAGCTCTGTATGAGCTGACACAGGCTTTTATTGATGTCAACAAGGGCGCTGGCGGTATCAAAAAAGGCATCAGCGATTTATCCGCCGATGGGTCCATTACCAACTGGACGCGCGCTGCCATTTTGGGCGTGACTTACGTCATGGATGGATTTGAGGCCTTGAAAGTCGTCATTCAATCCGTTGGCAAAGCTGTTGGTGCAAACATTGCCATCATGGTCGAAAACGCCTCGATGGCATGGAATGTTTTTACCGGACTGCTTGGCAAAGAGCCGGTGATCAACATAATCAACGCATCAATGGCGCGGCAAAAAGTCATTGCACAAAGCCTCGCTGAAGACCTCGATAAAGCATGGGGCAACGAAACCTTTGGCAAACGCCTTCGTGACCGCCTGACAGAAATAGAGGGTGTTGCTGTTGTAGCCAAAAAGGCCAAAGCCGACTTGAATTTCAAAACGCCAGACGAAAAATTAAAAGATGGCGCGGACAAAATCAGCGACTACCAAAAGCTCACGCGCGTCATTGCCGAAAAGCAGGCGCAAGATAGCCTGCAACTCACCACCGGGCGCAGCCTGTATGAGTCGGAAAAAATCAGAGCCAAAATGATTGCTGATCTGGCCACCGGGACGATCACGCTTTCAGAAATCGAACAAACTCGCATCAACACCGGCTTAGAGCAACTCTCGGTTACTGAGCAACTAATCGCCGCTGATAAGTATTACGAGGAGCAGCAAAAAACCCGTTATGCGGCATCGTCAGCACTGGTCAAATCCGCCATCGACGAAGCCGACAAGAACGAAGAGCTGGCGCGCACCTTTGGCATGTCAAAAGCGGCGATTGAGGCGCTTGAAATTGCGCGCCTTGAAGAGCAGCTGGCTCAAAAAACCAGCATTAACCAATGCACCGAGGAAACCGCCAAACTCGAAGCCCTGATTGCAGCCAAAAAGCGCAACGCCGCCGCCCTTGGCAGCGTAGAGGCACAACAAGCCAACAAAAACGCCGCAACAAAAGCCGCCGAGGAATGGCAAAAAACCGCTGACAAAATCAACGACAGCATCACCGACGCCCTCATGCGTGGTTTTGAGTCGGGCAAGGGCTTTGCTGAAAACCTGCGCGACACGCTGACCAACATGTTTAAAACCATGGTGCTGCGCCCCACGGTCAGCGCCATCGTCAACCCAGTTGGGCAAGCCATGGCCAGTGCTGTTGGTTTTGGTGGAGGTGGCGAGGGTGGTGGTGGGGGCATGATCGGCACTGCTCTCAATGCAGCATCCCTTATCGGCGGCTCCACACTTGCCGCCATCGGCAGCAGCGTTGCCACTGGGGTGTCGGCGGGTTTGGCCGGCACCAGCCTTGCGGGCGCTACTGCAGCTTACAGCGCGGCGGGCATGTCTGGCGTGGCGGGCGGTTTAAGTGTTGGGTCATCCATCGGCAGCGCATTGGCGGCCATGGGTCCGGTTGGTTGGGCTGCACTGGCAGCGGGCGCGGTGCTTGCGTTGGCTGACCACGGCACCCCCACATCCAGCACAGGTGACGCATCCGCCAGCTTTGACGCATCAGGCAAGCGCACCGACTACCAAACATTTTTCGACGGCTCCAGCGCGGGTGTGGACAAGATGCTGGCTGACCTGCAGGCAGCCTACGCAGGCGCGGCCAAGTCTTTGGGCATTGGCACCGTGGCCAGCGCGTTTGCCTATGGCGGCAACACGGGCAAAAATGGCGAGTCGCCAAACTTTGCGCTCACCGCCAGCGCCGGAAACTCGTTTTACAGCACGGGCGGCGAAACCGCATCGTCAGACGCTGCCATTGCCCTGGCAGCCAGCCGCGCCGTGTTCGCCGCCCTGCAAGGCTCAGAACTCCCGGCCTACCTGTCCAGTGTGTTCAACGGCCTGAGCGCCGGGGCCATGACGCAAGAGCAAATCACCAACACGCTGGCCTATGCCGGGTCTATCAAGCAAGTGCGTGAAGCCTTGCTGGAGACCCGCGAGCCCATGGCCATTTTGCAGGCCAACGTGGACCAAGCCTTCAGCACACTGGCCACCACCTCCGAGTCATTCAAAACCGACTTTGTGAGCGCCATTGATGGCGGCATCACCCCCGAAAAGTTGGCCCAATGGCAAAGCCTGCAAACCGCCATGACAGAGCTGGCCTCGTTGGCCGAAAAAGAGGCCACAGCCAAAGAAGCCGCCGCCCAAAAAGTGCGCGAGGCCGTCCAGAGGGAGGTTGACAAAGAAATTGCCACCGTCGCAAGCTGGACCCAAAAGCTGGCCGTGCTGCAGGGCACAGTAACCGAGCGTCAACTGTCCATGCAGGCGGACCTTGCCACCACCGCCAATGCGGCCACGCAAGAGCTGATCAAACAAGTCTACGCGCAGGAAGATTTGAAAGCGGCCACCCAGACCGCCAAAGACAGCCTCAAATCACTCTCGTCCGTAGTGTCCGGAGCACAGGGCACCATCACCGATTTGCAACTGCAGGCGCAGATTGACGCCGCCAACACCGCCAACGCCGCCGCTGAAAAGTTCCGGGGCCTGAACAAATCATTGCGCGAGTTTTTGGACGGTGAAACGCTGGCACCCAGCGCAAGTTTTGGCAAGCTGCTGGCCAAAGCCATGGGCGGTGACGCGGACGCCATGCAAGCCCTACCCGGTGCGGCCACAGCCAGCATCGAGTTTGCCAAAAACCGCGCCTCCACCAGCACAGAATTCGCGTTGCAAAAAGCGGGCATCTTGACCCAAGTAGCCCAAGCCGCCAACGCCGCCGCACTGCTCGCCGCGCAAACCGTGGCCGTGCCCCAAGCCGCCGACCCCATGGCGCAGGCTGTGGCAGCGCTGGAGACCGCAGTGCGCGAGCTGCGCGACGGCATTGCCCAAAGCATCAGCGTCGATCTGGTCAACCGCATGGGCGAGATTGACACCAACCTTTCAGGCTCCATTGACCGCTTGGAGTTTGGCCAGTATTTTGAAGGGCTGGCCAGTGACGCCACCTTGCAGTCCATCTATGCACAACTGGACACAAACGGCGACGGGCAAATTACCCAGCTTGAGGCCATTCGGCTGGCCACTGAGGGCACGCTTGCCGAAATGCGCTTGTCGGGCAGTGGCGGCATTGTGTCGGGCGCGGGCACCTACACCGGCACGCAGGCCCTGAGAGCCATCTCCGCCGCCTACGCCGCAGGCAAGACCACCGCGCAAATCATCAATGAGGCGTCCGTGAACTTGGGTGTGTCGTCCGCCGCACTTGCACCGGTTGCCGCTGCAGCCGGGTACACCGAAATCTCTGCCTACCAGCAGCGCATAGACGCCACAGCGGCCCTGTCAGCATCTGACGTTGCCATTGTGCAGGCTGAAGCCTACCGCCGGGCTGGGGAGAACGGCACCACCGCCGAGGCCGAGTTTGTCAAATACCTGCTCGCCCAAGGCTGGAATGCAGGCATGGGTGACAAAGCCATGGGCTGGCCACTGGGCACCACCAACGCCTGGGCCACGGCCAACGGGTTTCCGGCGTTTGCTGTGGGCACTGATTACGTGCCGCGCAATATGCTGGCTCAAATCCACGAAGGGGAGCAAATTGTTCCCAAGGCGTACAACCCGCACGCCAACGGCAACAGCCAAAGCAATGCCGAATTGCTGGCAGAAATCCGCGCCCTACGCGCAGAAGTGCAGGGCCTGCGCACCGAAGCCCGCGCCACAGCCAGCAACACAGGCAAAACCGCCCGCGCCTTGGATGGCGTGATCAACGGCGAAGACGCCATCAACACGGTGGCTGCATGAAAGTCGTAAAACCAACCACCCTCACAGCGGCCATGCTGGTCAGCAC